AGAGACAACATCTACGCTGGCAACTTCTAATGCACACGCCAATTTTGGGCAGCGCCTACGTTGCGCGTAGCATCAACGCTGCGGCCAATCGGTGCGTCAATTTGTTTTCAGAAGCCATTCCCGCAGGCGGTTTAGAGGCTGGGTTTTTGAACAGAGCGCCGGGGCTGGAGTTTCTTCAGACTGTAGGTACCGGCCCCATCCGGGCATTGTGGGCGCACCAGACCAACGGCACCGACTTTTATGTCGTGTCAGGCCAAGAGGTTTACAAGTTGACCGGCCTGACGGCTACGCCTACTTTGCTTGGCACGGTGTCAGGCACCGGCCCGGTATCAATTGCGGACAACGGCACTCAGATATTCTTTGCCTGCAATCCTGACGGCTATATTTACAACGAAGTCACCAACGTATTCGCGCAGATCACAGACCCAGACTTTGCTGGCGCGGTGACGGTGGCCTACCTTGATGGCTATTTTGTTTTCAACCAGCCTGACAGTCAAATTATTTGGGTGTCGCAATTGCTGGACGGCACGTCAGTTGACCCGTTAGATTTCAAATCCTCGGAAGGCTCACCCGACGGCGTGGTAGGGATTATTGCTGACCACCGGCAACTGTGGGTGTTTGGTACTGACTCGGTTGAAGTCTGGTACAACGCAGGCTCTGCTGACTTCCCTTTGGAGCGCATCCAAGGGGCCTTTAACGAGATTGGCTGCGTATCTGCATACTCCATAGCCAAACTGGACAACGGCTTGTTCTGGCTTGGTACAGACGCCCGTGGGCAGGGTATTGTCTACCGCGCCAACGGCTACACCGGCACTCGGGTTTCTACTCACGCCATTGAATACGCTATTGCCCAATACGGCAACATCTCAGACGCTATTGCTTACACATACCAGCAAGAAGGCCACGCTTTCTATGTGCTGACATTTCCGTCTGGTAACGCCACTTGGGTTTACGATGTGTCTACCCAAGCCTGGCACGAACGTGCTGGATTTGATGCAGGCCAGTTTATGCGGCACCGCAGCAACTGCCAATGCAACTTTGGTGGCAACATCATTGTTGGCGACTTTGAGAACGGCAACCTTTACAGGTTTGACCTAGACGTTTATGCTGACAACGGCGGGGTTCAAAAGTGGTTGCGTTCGTGGAGGGCGCTGCCACCCGGCGAAAACAACTTCAAGCGCACGGCACACCATACGCTGCAACTCAACGCTGAGACTGGTGTTGGGTTGAATACCGGCCAAGGCTCTGACCCGCAAGTTATGTTGCGCTGGAGCGACGATGGCGGCCACACTTGGTCAAACGAGCATTGGGCCAGCATGGGCCAGATTGGTGAATACGGCTACCGCACCTTCTGGCGTCGGCTGGGCATGACGCTCAAGCTGCGTGACCGTGTGTATGAAGTCAGTGGCACTGACCCGGTAAAAATCGCTATCACGGGCGCTGAGTTGGTGCTGAGTCCAACAAAGTCTTGACATGGCAAACATCACCCAGATCCCCGCACCTCGCGTTCCGCTGCTGAACGCGCAGACTGGTGCTGTGTCTATGGAGTGGTTTCTCTGGTTTACTAACGTCTACACCATTACGGGCGCTGGCCTTGCCATTACGCCGGTCATCAATGGCGGCACGGGGCTTGGCACTATCCCTACCAACGGCAAGCTGCTGATCGGCAATGGCACCGGCTATTCGCTAAACACTTTGACAGCCAGCACGGGCATTACCGTAACCAACGGCGCAGGCACCATCACAGTGACAAACAGCCTGCCCGACTTGACGGTGGTGCTGACGGGTGCAGGCACAACGGTAGTGACCGGGACATATCCCAACTTCACCATCACCAGCAATGATGCGTTTGTCGGTACGGTGACTAGCGTTGGCGGCACGGGTACGGTCAACGGCATTACGCTGACAGGCACGGTAACTACGTCAGGTAATTTGACGCTTGGCGGTACGCTGAGTGGGGTAAGCCTGACCACTCAGGTCAGTGGAACTTTGCCAATAGCTAACGGCGGCACGGGTACAACGGCTACGACTTTTGTTGATCTTACAACCAACGTATCTGGTATCCTCCCTGTAGCCAATGGGGGGAATGGATTAGGTGCGGCGTACACAGTAGCAACCCTTCCAGCAGCCGGTACGCAAGGCCGCAGATCGTGGGTGACAAATGCCCTAGCGCCTACATTTCTATCTGCCCCTGTTGGGGGTGGTGCGGTGGTTTGCCCGGTGTTTGACAATGGCACGGCCTGGGTGGTTGGGTAACAAGGAGAACGATTATGGGTTGGGGTCAATTAATAGGTGGTGCGGCGGGATATTTTCTTGGTGGCGGTTCTACAGCGGCTACTGCTTTGGGCGCTGCTCTCGGTGGCGGTCTTGACGAGGCTACGGGCGGTGGGTCGTCAGGCGCGGCAAGAGAGGCCGCGAATACATCTGCTGCTGCCAATGATCGTGCTTTGGCGTTGCAAACGCGTATGTACGAAGAGGATGTCGCTAGACAACAACCAAGGCTGGCAATAGGCAACAACGCACTAGCGCAGATGCAAAGCGGCGCGTTTGAACAACCAGGCCCATTCAGGTTTGGTGCGGGTGATCTGGTTTTAGACCCAGGTTATAACTACCGATTGGCAGAAAGCGAGAAAGCACTTCAGCGCAGACAAGCCGTTGGTGGAAACTTATTCTCTGGCGGCGCGTTGAAGGCGGCGGGGCGCAATGCTCAAGATATGGCTTCGCAAGAGTTTGGCAATGCCTACAACCGCGCTTTGACCGGCTACAACGCTGACGTAGCGCGTTCAAACACTGGTTACAACCGTTTGGCGGGACTTGCTGGTGTAGGGCAAACAGCAGGGACTCAAATTGGCACTGCCGGTCAAAGTTACGCAACCAATGCTGGAAATCTGATGATGAACCAAGGCGATGTTCAAGGCAACGCCATGTTAGCGTCTGAACGCGCTAGGCAATCGGCCTACGGCAACATTGGAAAAGCATTTGGGTCTGGTGGCTTTGACAGCCTAGTCAGCGGCTTTTATGGCCCCGGCCAATACAACCAAAGAATGGGCGTTAACTTTATTGACCCATATAACTACGGTTAAGGACACATCATGGCACTTAATTTTGGAGTTCTTGACCAAGGTGGCCCCTCAAATTTCTTTGAGGGCTATTCTCAAGGCCAAGAGAAAATGCAGGCCAACGCAATGGCCCAGCAAAAAGCAGCGCAGGCCCAGCAAGAGTTTGGTATGCGACAGCAGGAGTTTGCCGCTGGGCAGGCGGATAAGCAACGGGTTGCCAAAGCTGCGGCAGTCACGCAGAAATTAGGTTCTTACAAAGATGCGCTACTGCGTTCGCGGAATGCTGTTGATGCTCGTAGGATTGTGGAGATGCAATATGCAGACCCAGACATTGGCCCAATTAGAAGCCGTCTTAGTCCGTTGGAACAGGCTTTAGCTGAAGTTCCTGATGAACCCACTGCGTTTCAGAAATACCTAGAAGACGAAGCTATGGGTATGGAAGAAGTACGTAAAATGCAAGGGAGGGACAGGGCCTTTGCCACTGCTATGGGTGGCGCTCAGGCTATGCCTCAAGCAGCGCCTACTAACGCTATGGCTCCTGTTGGGTCTGCTGCTCCAGCCGCGCCAGTTAACGCTATGGCTGCACCGGCAATGTCAGGCGAACTGCAAAACAAATTGGCGCAACTTGAGCGGTTAACAGCGCTTGCAGATCAAAATCCTCGCGTCAAAGCCACCATTGACCAACTAAATAAAGATGTTGCTCGGCTGTCGCCTGCGGCAGGGGCGCAGCCACTAGCTGAATTTTCTGCGTTTTTAAAGTTGCCGCCTGATCAACAAGCTGAATTTATGCGGTTTAAAAAAGCAGGCGCTGCAAACATAAGCGCAACTGCTACCACCAGTCCAACTGGAAAAAGTTTATCTGAGCCTGTTGGTAAACGAGTTGAAACATCTTTAGTTAAAGCTGAAGGTGCAACATCAATGATGGACACTGCAAATTCAGTGCGAGAAGCCTTAAATACTGGCAATGTTATTGCTGGCCCTTTAGCTGGCGTTCGCACAAAATTTGCCCAAGTGTTAGAACTTGCTGGGGCAGGAGACAAAGAAAAATTAGTTAACACCCGCTCTGCAATTCAAGGTTTGGCTGGGTTGACGTTAGAAAGTAGGGCTGAACTTAGAGGTCAAGGCCAAATTACTGATACTGAAACTAAATTGCTTGAAAAAGCACGGTCAGCAGATATAAACGACATGACTATTCCTGAGTTGCAACAAATTGTTAGTGTTTCTCAACGATTAGCCTCTAGACTTTTTAGTAACCATCAGACATTGCTGGGCAGAATGAAAGATGATCCTGCGGCAAAAGATTCTATGCGTTATTACGAGCCAACAGGGCAAATGGCCGCGCCTACATTAGAAGGAAAAACACCTGCCGTTCAAAGCAAAGACGCAAAACGTCCATCGTTAGGTTCCATATTTGGTGGCTCGCCTCAAGGAGGTAAATGATGGCTGATAATTTTCGGGATCAAATTAACACGGCGCGTCGGGCTGGTTACAGCGATGACGAACTAATTGGGTATCTAAAAGACAAAGACCCAAGAGTTACACAAGCATTAGACGCTGGGTATAAACCTATGGAAATTTTGGAGCATTTGGCACCAAAATTATCTACGGTTGAAGACTTGTCCCGAAAAGTAGGCGTTGCTGCACGGGGCGCGGCAGAGGCTTTAGCCCCTGCGGCTGCTGGCGCTACAGCAGGCTTTATGGCTGGTGGGCCGGTAGGTGCTGGTGTTGGAGCGTTGGCTGGCGGTCTAGCTGTACCAGCCGCCGATATTTTGATCCAAGGGTACAACCGGCTTATGGATAGCAATGTTCGTTTGCCATCACAAGTCATATCAAATTTTCTACCTGGCGCTAGGGCTGAAACTCCGGCTGAAAGAGTGTTGCAAACAGGCGCTGGCGCTTTAGGTT